CAATGGGAGAGTATGTATGGCTAATTGTTATTACCATAGTTTATCAAGTGTAAAAAAATGGGGAGGTAAACCAGAAGATTACCAACCTATTCACGATTGGTTTGACGAGAGTAAAAAACTTACATCTCATTTTGCTCATAGAGCATTACGTCATCATGCTGAAGGATGTTTTGCTGCCGAAAAAGAATTTGGTCAAACGATAACGAATAGCGATGGAAAAGCTGTTCCAGTAAGACTAATAGCTGAAAAACATATCATCGAAGATTTAGGTTTTATACCTAGCTTTGAAGATTGGATTAAAAACGTAAGAATAGCATCATGGATGCGGAAAGGACAACCTATATTATGATAGCAACAACAATAGATTTAGTAGGTACATATATAGATCACAATACAGAACATAAAGATTGGTGGAAAGAACACCAAAAAGGTGAAGCAATAGCTAATAAAATTAGAAAGCTTAATGCTAAACCTTTAAAAGAAATTTACGAAAAAATGTACAAAGATGGAATATATTATCTTAAATTACATTTTGAAGGTGGTCATGATGAAGGTGGATTTGATGATAATTTTGAGTATCTTGATGCAGATAAAGTACCAGTAATTAACAAACCAAATTTAACTAAATACAATCCTGATGGATGGATAGAACATTGGACACCATTAGAATATGTAGATCCAAAAACTAAAATAGCACAAATATTTAAATATTGCGTAACAAGTTACGATCATAAACCATTAACAGAAGGATGGTTACGAAGTGCTTGGTATGATTTTGGATTTTTAGAAGAATGGGGATCATTTGCTTTTGAAGGTCATGTTTATGGTGATGTAATTGTATCAACTAAAGATGGTACATTTGAAGTTGAAGCTAATGAAACAGCTGAACATTATGATGACAAATCATTTAATGGATCAATGTTTGAGGAGGATGCAGCATAATGGATATTGATAACGATTTACAATACTTAGCACAAACTGATGAGCAATATGCATCTGCTTCTGCTGAATTAGATTACGAAAAAGATAAAATTAAACATACAAAAGGTATGTTTGTAACTAAATCAAATGCATCTGTTTCTAAAGCACAAGAAGAATTTTATGGTAATGAAGAATATAAAATTGCTATAGAAAAAATTTTTGGTTCACAAACTACAGTTAATTTATTACGAAATAAACGAGCTACTGCAGTTCTTAGAATAGATGTTTGGAGAACATTAGAAGCATCAAGAAGGAAAGGAAATATATAATGCATCCACGTTTTTTAAGGAAATACAATAATGACGAAAAAAAAATTTATAATTTAGGTTATAGTNAAGGCANAAAATCAAANGAAAAACCTTTTAAATATGTACCAAATATAACTCCTATTAATGGTATTGATCTTTTCTCAAAAATAAAATCTAAAATATCTCAGTATTATAAAATATCTGAAAAAGAATTATTTGGATCACAAAGAAATTCTTATTTAGTGATACCGAGATCTGTAGCTATTAATTTAATGAGAGAATTGTCTGAATTATCATTTCCTCAAATATCTAAATTAACTACAAAAGATCATACAACTCTTGTTTATCATGTAGGTCTTAGACTAAATAAAAAAGGATATTGGAACATACCGAACAATCATGCAGTTTATAATCAATTAAAAACGGAGTTAATTAATGAGTCAAACTAATAGAGAATATAATTTGCAAATTGGACAGCATCTTAAACGATTACGAACTCAATCTAAACTCACACAATCTAATGTAGGAGATCAAGTTTTTGTATGCTTTCAGCAAGTACAAAAATGGGAAAAAGGATCTAACAAAATATTTGCTCATCAATTACTTAAACTATGTGAGCTAAACAATTGGAATATAACAGAATTTAAGGCATCGGAGTTATCCGTTTCAGCCCTTAATAGCTAGATAGGTACCCAAATGCTGACAGTCTTCTAGCACCCTATTGTTGCGTAATTTTCTTGTTAGTTTATTACGCACAATAGGTAAAAGATTCAAGAAGAACATACAGGCAACATTTCCACTATTATATAGGTATTTTGTGCGTATTGTGAATATATGTTGATTTGCTTAGAAAATATAATTAATTGGGTTCGAAATCCATTAATTATCGGTAGTAATAGACTAAAGTTCCTGTATTGTCTAGCTATATTTACTACCGATAACTTTTGCAGGTTTTTCTCGTACACAAATGTTCTAATTAAATCAGCTATTTTACCTAAATCAAGTGGAATATATGGAGGAACTAATGGCTAATGAAGCTTTAGGCCCTTTATTTCATAATGCTTTAATACCTCAGTTTGTATCTGCAAGAAAACAGCTAAAAATTTCTCAGTTAGAAATGGATGAAATTTTAGGTGTTGCTAAAGGTTTAGTATCAAAATGGGAATGTGGAATTAGAAAACCGAGTGGATGGTTATTCTGCTGTTGGGCTGATGCTTTAGGTATGACTATAACTTTAACTCCAAAGGTGCTGCAACATGACAATCAACCCAGATCTTAATCCAGGTGATATAACAAACGATCCTATAGTAAATGAAGTCGTTAAGTTAATTCTTGATCGACACATACAAGGTATGGACAAGTTTGGTAAGACAATGGAGTCTAACGAAAGACCGTTAGACCAATGGATTGCTGAAACAATAGAAGAACTTCTAGATGCTGTTCACTACCTTACTAAAGCTAAATCAATAACAGATAAATTTAAAACTAAAGAAAAACTTTTAAATGATCTTTTAGAAAAAGCTAAAGAAAATACATTTACAGTAAAGGAAACGGATGTTCACACTAAAGAAGAAGTCTAACATAGACTACGCAGCTCCTCATATAAGACAACAAGCTTTTAGAATGAGATTATTAAAATTCTACAAAGAAATAGAGTTTAATGATGACGTATACAATCACAATGCAACAATGATCTTGAAAGGTACTCTACCCTACAAGTTTGTTAATAAAATAGAAAGATTGAGGTTAGAACATGAAAAACAAAAAAAAGAAAAATGGGAAAAAATCAAACGTAAAGGTGCAACAACAATGGGATTACAGGTTAGAAGCATTGTTGCAAATGCAGTTAAGAAAGCACCCTAAACATTATTATAAAGTTGGAGGTACAATATGAAAAAAGACTTTGATAGAAAACAAGGTATTGGTGGTAGTGATGCTACCAAATTATATAATGGTGAATGGCATTCACTATGGTTAGAAAAAACAGGTGATGCAGAACCAGTAGATTTATCTGATGTGTTACCAGTACAAATGGGAGTACATACAGAGCCATTTAATATTCAATGGTTTGAAAAACAAACTGGATTAAAAGTTACAGGAAGACAAGAAACTTTTTTCCATAAAGATTATCCTCATATGTATGCTCATGTTGATGGTTTAATATTAGGTGAAGATAAAGCATTATTAGAATGTAAGCATACTAATGCATTTACAAATTCTAAAAAACAAGCTGATAAATATAAAGCACAGATACAACACTATTTAATGGTGACAGGTTATCCTAAATTATATTTTTCTGCGTTTTACGGAAATATGAAATGGGAAGCTTTAGAAATTACTGCTGACGCAGAGTTTCAAGAACAATTACTTAATGCTGAAGTTTTATTTTGGCATTTTGTATCAACCAAAAAAGAACCACCAGAGCATATTAGCTTTGATAATTTTAATCAAAAGGAGTTTAGTGATGGCAGAACAATCATACCCATACTCTCCAGGGCATAAAGAAGTTGATACTTCTATAGAAGCTGCTGAAGCAATTAAGGTAGGTGTAGAAACTATTAGAAATAAAGTTTTTAATGTTATTGCTAATAAAGGAAATTTTGGTGCTACTGCTGATGAAATTGCAGAGTTATTAAATTACAGTCGATTTACTGTAAGACCAAGAGTGACTGAGTTATTCAAGCTCAATAAAATTGAACGTAAAGATAAACGTAAAAATTCTAGTCAGAAAGCTGCTTATGTATATGTAGTTAGTAAGACTCATATTAATAATCAATATACGGAGAAAGGAACATAATGGGAAAACCAATTGATAGTAGAGCTTTAGCTATATTAAAAAAATATGAGCTAGACACTAAAAACGATCAAGGTGAATATAAAGCTTTGTGGGATTGTCATGGTACTTGGGTTATGTATCACAGATACATTGAACAAGCAGGTGCAAGTAATGGTATTAAATATAAATTTGAAGAAATAGAAACTAATTCTGCAAATGGTATTGTTGTTGTTAAATGTACTGCTGTACTAGACAAAGGTAATGATAAGAAGGTACAAGTTGTATCTTATGGAGAGTCATCACCAAAAAATACAAAAAATTCTTATCCATATGCAATGGCTGAGAAACGTGCTTATGACAGATGTGTTCTTAAGTTATTAGGTTTACATGGTTTTGTTTATTCAGAAGATGAAATGCCTGATGAAGTAAAAGCCAAAGGTAAGTTAAGTAAACTTGATAACAATGTTAAAATATTAAAACCAAAGGAGGTTAATAATGATAAACAAAGTAATCCTAGTAGGTAGATTAGGTGCTGACGCAGAAGTAAAACAAACTTCTAAAGGCGACAGCATGGCTAATTTATCTTTAGCAACTAACAAGAAGTTTAAAGAAGAAGAAAAAACTACTTGGCATAAAGTTGTAGTATTTGATCCTCGTATCGCAGATACAATGGGCAAGTATGCTAAAAAAGGAACTATGTTATATGTTGAAGGTGAAATAGAAACTAGATCTTATAAAGATGCTGGTGGCCAACAAAAATATGTAACAGAAGTAGTTGTTCCTAGATTTTCTGGTGTTGTTAGAATGGTTAGTCCTAAAGATTCTAGTGGTGCAGCTTCTGCTCCATCAAATCAAGGATCTGACGATTTTAAAGAACAGTTTTAATGAATCCCCTTCGGGGGCATATGGCAATCTAACGATTGCTCCTTTCGGCTAGAGGGGGGGGTTGCTTTTATTTCACGCTACTGGAATGCCTCTGATTTAAAAGATTTCCCCTCTAGTTAAACAAAATTTCTTCTAGAGAAATAGGTAAGCTAGAACCTGTAGTTCTTCCATCCCATTTTGATATGGTAACGCTGTAACGCTAAAGTCCTGCTGCTTAATTAAAAATTATGTGAGTAAGCAACCACGCTGTCCAGTATGGTGTAATGATAAATACCACCAATGGTTTATCCAGTCTGAGTTGCTTACTTTTTTTTCTTATTGTAATTCAAAACATTGGTGTGTTTCTTGGAGTTGTCTTCAAGACCATATTCTCCAAATATTCCATCAGACCATATTTCTTCAGGTTCAAAAAAAGGATCTAAGTTATATATATTTTTTGGATTGTGAGGATTAGTATTATTAACTTGGTATTTAATACCCATTCTTTTACATATTAAATTAATCTGTTGTCTAAGATATTTAACTTCTTCAAAAACCTCATAAAGCTTACGATATTGATAATCTGTTCCTGACATAAGTGCGTTTAAGTTAATCATAGAATACCCTACCCTGTCAATATGAAATCTATATTAGATCTAAAAAAAGAGTTTAAAAAAAGAAAACTTCGTCTTTCTCATTGTCAAGAAAGTTTAGCTGATCTTAATGATTATTTAACGTTTGATTTGCTTAAACATAATAATGTAGATGCAACACTTGTTTCATTAGTTTCTGCAACAATGACTATTTCTTCATCATATCAAAAAAAACAATTTATAATTGATTTAATGCAATCAGCATTAGCTACAATAGAGTCCGAAAAATATAAAGAAGACGGTAAAAAACTTAATTAAAAGTAAAGCTAATTTTAGTATGGGCTTTTAAGAAATTTATACATTGTAAGATATGTTCTACATTTACATTTAAATAAGCTATAGTTAACTCAACAGAAGGTCTTACGTTTATTACCCTTTTATCTATATCTTTGGGATCTATATAAGTTGGATTTAATTCAATAAAATGGCCACTATCTTTTAGTTCTTTAATTATATTATAAACTGTCTTTACAGATACTCCAATTTTTTGAGCTAATTCTTGTTGATAAACCACTTTATGTGTTGCAGAAGCTTTTATAACCAAATGCAATAATTGCCACCTATCTTTAGAATGGAATGGTTTTAATATAGGTTGACTGAAATATCCATCAAACCAATCTAAATTTAAATCAGTTATTTCTTTACTTACTTGAAAAATTTCTTTTATATTATTTTCTTTTAATAAATGTTCAGCACCCATTTTTTTATAAACAGGTTTTAATTTTTCAAGAAAATCTTTGTGTCTTTGTGTTTGTTCTGCTGTTAAATTACATTGTGTATATTTTGTCATTTTCATAATGCTACAAAATAACACATCTACGCACAAGATCACATATTTACCTGCAAATTATACATATAGTTTGGGGATAATGTTAATATCCTTTTAATGGACTCTATTAGAGTCTAAGATTAGCAACAATTTTAATACATAGGCAAGGTCGCATTTTGTTCTCAATAGCACTCTACGTTGCTCTCAGAGTCTTTTAGACTCACAAAATTGGTCAAAACAAGAGCCATCTTTACCATTATGGCAAAAGTACTCTTTTTTAGCTGTTACGATCCAACCACCCATATCTGAGGTTAATTCTGTATTACAAACTTTACAATAACCACAATGATAAGATTGATTAACTTTTTTTGTCCAGGTTTTCTTCTTCGAATTGCTCGTCATTTGGTGTGTTATTTTTTATGTCGTCTAAAAAAGTTTCAAGCTCATTTTCATAAGACATATCTTCAGCATGTTCTTTATGCTTACGATAAGTTCTTTTATTCAAGGATGAGTTTTTTGATTGACTTCGAGCCATCAATATTTTCCTCTAGTTCAGCTTGAGATTTAATGCATTGGTAATTTACATTGTCATCTATTGTTCTAGTTGCAATTCTTTTACCTTTTAAACATTCACTCATAGATTCTTGTATTCTATGTTCTTTAATCTCATTATTTACAATCATTAATAAAGCTACTACAGTTTCAATCATTAATAAGTCTTTCCGTTTTCTCTTACTTTGTCTTTTAATTTTTCTATATCATTTAAAGCTTTGTCTAATTGTTCTTTTAAAAATTCTATATTAACTTTATTAGTCATATTCATTTCTTGAGTTTCTTCCATTTTTTCTACAGTTTTATAAAGATCTTCAATTAAAAAATGTTGCTCTTGGTCAGTAGGTACTTGTTCAGATTTCTTAAGCAAATCATTTTCAAATAACTCTCTTGAAGTTTCCAACGATACAAGCCTCGCTGTAATTTCAGTAAATGCGAGTACTCCTGCTGCGACAAGCACTATCAATGAGGCAACCGTTTTCATTGGCATCTGCACAGCTGCTTCTTCCGAAATGTTTAATGGTTTATCTTTCATATATAATTAACAGTTGTTAAAATTATTAATGAAGACCACATTATTGCTAAGAAACAATAAATAACGTACTTCATTTCTTTTTAAGTTTGTTCATTGTAGTTACACCAAATGATGCTCCTACTATTGTTAAAATAATATACCAAAACATAGGATCAGCATATTCTAAAATTTCCCAACCTCTTTGCATTGCATCTTGAGTATAAGGTATAAAATGACATGCCATTAAAATTGTAAAAAATAAAACTAACCATTCATCTTTTAGCGAATTATCTTGTTGTCGAACTTGTTCCATTTGAACACCAACTTTTGCTATATCTAAAGATGTAGCTGCTGCTATTTCTTTTTCTCTAATAATTTTATCTTTGGTTAATTTATGTTGGATTCCTCCAATAATCTTTGAACCGATCATTCTTGTTAAAGGATTTTTAAGTAAAGCTAACCACATATTAGTATTTCCAAACATTAGGTCTAATTACATATTTCTCACCCTGATCTATTGTAAGAAAATCTATATGAGTAAATGTTTTAGCAACACCTATACCCATTGCTCTAGGACTATAATGTAAACCAAATCTAATTAACTGATATTGTGATTGTGTATTTGTTCCTATGTCTATTGCAAAACCTGTAGTATGTGGCCCATCTTCTCCTGTGCTAGATACCGAACTATTGTGTTTTGGACATCTATAACCAGAAGTAATTGAAACTCCTTTACCTGTAGTATTTCTGTAAGCTTGAACAAAGTCTAAAACTACTGGTGAAATTTTTAATGCATTACAACAACTACAAGCAAATTCACTTGGTTTAAAATTATACCATTTAGCTGTATCCCATTGATTTGCGTGTGTTATCATCTGTATAACCATGACACATACCATTGTTTAAAAGCATTCCATTTTCTAGCTATTGCATCTTTAGCTAGTGATATTTTTTCTTTAATTTTATCCATATTGTTTCTCCAATCTGTCCATAGAAATAAATTGACTTTCTTGAATGTGGTTATCCCATATTCCAAGTTCAACTATTCCCCAAGACCAACCTGTCATATTAAGCTTTGCATACTCCTCTATGTGGCCAAATGGCAACGCACAACCTACGTTAATAATACGCACGGAGTTTTTATCCCCTATTTTAGCTTGTTTCCAATCTCTAAATTTATGAGTGTGACCGAATACAATGTCATTAGTTGCATCATTTGCAACTTGGACTTCACAATTCTTACCACCATATTCTTTACCCATAATGTTTAATGGACAATGAGTAAAAGATACTCCTCCTATTATTTTAAATGCTCCATAAGGAGAAAATTTCCAGTTACGTTTTGTATAAGTATCATGCAGCTCTTTTTTCATCATGCCTGATATTTCTGGTATATTTTCTTCAAATCTATAAACACGTTGTTCATGATTACCAAAAGTAACGTGCCTGGGTATTCTTGAATTATCAATATGTTTATCAAGTAGATCTATTGAAGATCTTAAAGAATCTATATCTACCATGTAGGCATCTTTAAGTTTACCTGCTTGTGTACTATTTTTTTGAAAAAAACTAAGACTATCAAATGAAGCCCAATCACCTATTTGAATTATATAATCTGGTTTAGCAGCTTTAATATATTTGCCAATCCATTTAAATCTATCTTGTTTTATATGAGGGCTATCGTGTGCATCACCAATAACAATTACTTTATGACCTTTAAACATAATCTATTTCGTAAAGAAATAGAGAACAGAACCTAAGATGCTGACAAGTATAATAACAATACCACCAGCTCCTTTCCATTTATTCATATCTGCCCTCATCTCTTTCACATCCTTTTTAAGTTCATCCATTGATTTAATTAACGTCTTCATTCTTTCCATGCATACTTTTTCGTGAGAAGATAACCTTACAGCAGTTAATGCATCAGCATATTGTGAAGGTGTTATCTTTTTTTTACGCATCACTACCTTTGTCAGTACAAAAATAAGAAACGTATAATTTTTCTTTATTAAATTTTTCTATATAATTATTAGTAACTGTAATGGTTGCTACTGCACCACCTTTAGTACAATCAGTCCAACTTTTAAATTCTACAGGAGATACTTGTGGAGTATTACACATACCAGTTATAGCTGAACAAATAGTATAAGCTAAAATAAATTTCATTTATAGTTGCTACATAAAATGCGACTATTGATAAACGCACAAATTATTCTTTTGGTGTTAGAACCTTTTTCCTAGCCATTATATTCCTATAAGTGCTTTCACTTCTTCCTCAGATAATCCTAAGTCTAATAATTTTTGTTTACCAGATGCTTTTTTATCTGCTGTTTCTGTTTCAGCATCTTTAATATTTTTTGCTTCAACTTCTGCATTAGCAATATCTTCTTCTCTTTGAGAAATTTCTTCAGCAGTTAAATCAACTATTTCATTATTTATTATTTTTTTCATAATTAATCCTTATTGTTTAAGACCATAAATTGTTATCGTTCCACCTGTAAGATTTCCTGAAGCAGGATAAAGAGTAAAACCAGAAATAGCAGTAGTATTACCTCTATATACTGTTGCACCAACTGTACAAAAGAATCCAAGATTACCTGTACTATTATCTACTGTTTCTAGTGCTGAGGTTTGCCAATTAATAGCTTTTCTATACGATGTATTAAGAGGTTGATAAATATCCATAGTAAAATTTCCTGTAAATTGATTACCAGTATTATTTTTTGATATGATTTTAACATAGTCTGTATTATAACCGCCCTCTGGACTTGTGCCAACATTACCATTAAAATACTTATTAGACCTATTTGTTGCCCATATATATTGACCATCTGTTTTGTCGGCATTGCTTTGTCTAATTCTGAATCTTAAACCTTGACTACCAGAAAAATAGCTATCTCCAAAAATTAATCCAGTTCCTACAATTTGGTAATTTTTGTAAGTAGATGAAAAATGACCATCAAGACTTACTGAGGCTACACTACTTGAAATTGTTGTAGTTGTTATTTTTACAAAGTCAGCTGAAACAGGAAGATTGGTTAAACTAGCACCACTAACAGCAGGAAGTGTTGCAGGAAACCTTGCGTCTGCTAAAGTTCCACTTGTTAAATTACTTGCTGATAAAGTTGTTAAATCAACATTACTATTTAAAGCAGTAGATGGAAGTCTTGCATCTGCAAATGTACCAGAAGTAATTTTAGATGTAGCTAAATTAGGTATTCTAGCGTCTGCTAAAGTACCACTTGTAATTTTAGCAGTATCTAAATTTGGAATATCGGTAGCATCAAAACCACCTGATATTATATTTGCTAAATCTCTTGCTTTTGTCATATTCTATTTACCTCGCTGTACATGGTGTGTTGTTTGAACCTACTAATGATTGACCAAATGCCATGTAAATGTATGTTGAACCACTAGCATTATAATCACTAGCACCAGTTCTCATTTTAAAACCATTACTTAATAAATCTAATCTATCTGTTGTATTTACTCCTTCTGCATTACTTAAATTTGGATATAAAACTTCATTTTTTGGATTTCCTATTGTTCCATCAGTTCTTTTATTATCTATCATTTCCCAGTTATCTGTTGTACCAGTACCACTTGCACCTTTGTAAATTACAAAAGCAGGTTTAAATCCTGTATAAACAAATGTTCCATCAGTACTTCCATTACCAGTATAAGAACCAAACTTGCTGTAACCAGTTTTCTCTGCGAAGCAGTAGGCAATTAGCGTTGTACCNTTTTGNTTAGTATCTGCTGTGCTACCAACAGTAAATACAGAAGAAGTTGGTGCAGTATCATTAAATCTTAATGTACTTGTTTGTGCTGCTCCTGTTAAATCTAATTCTAAAAATTTTGTAAAACCTAAACTACCATGACCCATAACCCATTGACCAGCTACACTTCTTCTCTTAATAAGAACAACCTTTGGAGCAGTTGATAAACCATGTTTAATCGTTGCACCTGCTGTACCATTACCTGTATAAGACACAATACTAAACCCAGCATCAGTATTTACACTTCCAGAACTATCAATACTTCCTATTCCAGTTGCACTTGCGTCATTGGTAAATGATGTTCCAGCTTTCCAGTTCCAAGATGCGTAAGTACGACCTGAATAATTTAACTCTCCTGTTGTTCCTGTCATTGTAAAGCCATCTGAATTAAACTGCCAACTTACTCCTGTGTCGTACTCAGCAACTGCATTATTAGAACGTAAGACTTTATCTCCTCTAACACTATCAACAAGAATATGATTATCGACAGCATTTCGTGTTTTATTCCAACTAAAATCAGGTTGAAATCCAACTCCTGTAATAGATTGTGTTGAACTATTACCACTATAAAGTTTAGTATTAAAATAATCTGTAGATTTATTAATTGTTGTGTATGCCATTATAAGTTTAATCCTTTTGTTGAAAGTGCTGTAAATCCGTTTGGAACATCATATTCAAATATTCCAATACCACTTGCGTTAGTTCCTGCACTAGATACTGCTGTTGTTCCGAAGTAGCCATTACCGAAGTTGAATGAAGCAGTAAATGTATTACTTCCAGAACCATCCCCAATATTAATAAACCAAAATCCGTTATCAGTTATTGAAGAAAAATCTATTCCACCAGTTTTATTTGCACCAGAAGTTGGGTCGCCACTATCTTGCCAAGAACCAGAATTTTTTCTAAAATAAAGTGCTTTATTATCTATGTCATAAGCACAACTAACTATATCTCCATTGACTATTGCTGAACCATAAGTTGAACCTGTTTGTCCTATACTTTTACTTCCATCCCAAAAGTAATAAGCTACTCCTTGGTCAGCACCACCATGATTAGGATAACTTCCTAATTGTCCATTATCACTTTGATTAACAATACCTAAACCTGCTTGACATTGTGCATGAGAACTAGCAGTAACTTTTAATTCAAAATAATATTTTCCAGATGACATTCCTAAATTAGAAACACAACAACCTCTTGATGCAGAACTACCATAAGCAATAGTATTATTTCCTTGTGATAAAGTATAGTCATTTGGTTTTACTAAAGGATTAAATGTAGCAAAAACATTACTTGGACAATCTTCTGTTTTTGTAAGTGTACCACCACCAACTGTATAATTATTAGAATTTGGGGAGCTATCTGTAATTGTATTACCATCTTTTAAAATCCAAAAACCATTTGTTCCATAAGAAACACTTGGAGAAGTTTTAATTTTCCATTCTCCAGTTGTGCTATCTGTTTCTCCAAAATATGAAGCATCATAAGAATAACCATCGCAAATATGAAAATGTGACATTGAACCATTCCAAGATTGTGAACCACCATTCCAAGCACCTATTGTAGTTGGATAAGATGAATTAGGTGCATTAAGTACACCATTTTGTCCAATATAAGTTGCTGTACTAAATGAAGTTTCTTGAACACCATTAATATAAATTTTAAATCTATCTTCTTGTGCTAAAGCATTTGTTTCTGCTCTACAAACTAAATGATACCATGCGTTAGTATCTCTAAATAATCTGTTTGTAATAAATCGCATAGTATAAGAAGCACCTGCCATATTTTCTATTTTTAGTCTATCATTGCCAGCTGTTGCTATTCCAAATCTATTACTTCCATCATAATAACTTAAATAAAGATTTTCGTCATCTGCTCTATCATGCGAAGCACATTTAAACCAAAATGATATTGTAAAGTTTTTATCACTATCGCTTCCACCAGAAAATGTTCTTGTTAAATATGTATTAGCCATTAGTTAAATTGTCCCCCACCTGTTGCTCCAACACTAATAGTAATGCTGAAAGTTTTTGTTGTTGCTTGTGATTGACCATCTGTCAAAGTCACTTGAATATTTGAATAAACTGTTTCTTGTGTAATTGATGAACTTTCTGTTCCTGAAATAACTCCTGTTGAAGTATTTAAAGATAATCCTGTAGGTAAAGTACCAGTAGATGACCATACTAAAGTTGCATCTCCTGTACCTGCTACTGTAACTGAAATTGCTGAACCTTTAGCAAAAGTTCCTAATGAACCTGCTACTGTTGATATAACTGGTGCATCTGAAACTGTAAGTAAAGCTGTTGAACTTCTAACAGCATTACCATCTTCTA